GGTAAGAAGGGAAGGCAAGTAGCTGGGTGGCTACGAGCTGGATATAAAAAGAAACTGGTCTGCGAACATTGCGGCTTCAACGCAAAACACAAACAACAGATGTTTGTATTTTATGTTGATGGAAACTTAAAAAACAACAACTGGATTAATCTAAAAAGTATTTGTGCTAACTGTAGGATAGAAATGCATCAAACCAAAAACACATGGATCGAAAGTTCCATTGATAACGATAAATGAAATTCTTGGTAAAATTTAAAAACTTTGACCAGTTGGTATGTAATATTGATGATACCAGTGTTGGGGAGAAGTATTACGAATTAACAAAAAAGACTTACCAAGAAGAGTTTCCTGTATACAGAGACCGCCCTAAGTTTACAAAAAAATACATGTCTGAACTTGCAATCATAGTGAATCAACAACTTGGATGGTCGTGGGACTTTAGAGATACTAGCATCAAGCATACTGCACAAATGCACAAGGACATAGAAACTTTGTTGATGGAGGGATTCTCGCAAATTCCTGCAGAACTTGATCATGTAATACATGACCTGCACTATGGGTTGCATATACTCCAGCACAATATAGAACCTAATAGGTTAGGTTGGTTACAAATCGAATGGTATAACGATGTAGGATTTGATATGGAATTATTTCCGTTCAAACATAAATTGGAACTCGGCGATGTTAAACTGCAAAATCCATATGTTGGTCATGGCCCACTACAGATTTATCTCGAACAGGATTTCCAGCAGATCAGTCAAACTTGCAAGTTTCACGATTTTGTGAAACCAGGTATTAATATTGTAACTGTTACAGAAGATGAGTTCACAGACTTTGACGACTTACTATCAAAGTTCAAACAACACGATCCTGCATTTGTTGCACGGCACAGCAGTAAAAAAATAGTCGACTATACAGGATACCCAGTAATTGGCCAAGTTGAGAATATAGATTTGTTAGAACAAATAATAAGTTACAATTCTGTCTTGGAATTGGAAAGTATCGAGTTTGATTAAAGTCGACTACTGATCTTAGAATAAAGATGATTTACAGTGCTGTTGTTGTTGAGCACTAGATCAAACACAGTTTGTAACCAGGCCCATTCACTTATGTGTATGTTTTGTTCTTCTAATTGTTTAACTGCATCAGTGTACCCGTTGCTGGCTAACATACCTTGTGGGTACCAGTCTGGAAGTGCTCCACGCTGAACCCACCATACTTTGCCGCCTGCTTTTTTTATTACTTCAACTTCATTAGGAAAACGCACATCGCTAATAACTGTATCAGCATCTTGCTTTAATAGCCTATGCTCTAAACTGGCAATCCATATATCATCATGGAATCCTTGCCTACAAACTTCTGTGCCCCAGTATTGCAATACCCAACGTGGGGTAAGTTTGGGGATGTTTAGACGTTCAGCCCACCAAGTGTCTACTTGTTCTCGCCACTCACGTGCTTCAGAAGTTGCGCCTTCGAGTAGTTGCCTATCCCATCCAAACACAGATGCCACTGCGTCTTTGAGTGCGCCAGCAAAACTGTCACGTTGGTAGTTGTGTTCTTCTACTAAGTAGTTTGCTACTGTGTCTTTGCCGGATCCAATAAATCCACATATTCCTATAATCATAGATAGATTATAACACAAGCAGAAGGAAAGTCAAACAGAAAAGTTAACCAGTCACCCAAGTTAGTGGGTTACTACCGTCAACAAAGTTCTGAAGTTGCTGTTCTAGATCGGTCATTTCTTCGTTTGCTTCTGCTTTTAAACTAGCACCATTTAGACTGGTTCCGCCCTGTGGTCCAGCAATTGTAGCAAACTTTTCACGTGCTTCACCAAGTATACGTTTGGCAAAGCTGTATGCATAGTCCTGTAACCACGGAAAAGCCTGGTAATCATTTAACAACATGCTTTCTGGTTTGTAGTTGTATATTTGCAACAACACATCTTCCATGTTTTCTTCTGGTGGATTAGAACCTTGTGTAGGCATTTTGCGTACCAGTGTTAACTTTTTGGTTGTTTTATTAAAGAAAAAGTTTAAATGTCCGCCGAACATTTTCATGGCTTGTTCTTGGTATGCTGTAAACAGTTCGTAACTTAAAAGACCACCAACACGACCTGCTACCAACATGTATGTGTTCAGATATCCACTAGCAAATGGTTCAAACTGACTTGCTGTGGTTCCTGTTACACTGCCTATACCACGCCTAAATGCGGCTCGCACATCCATAACAACACTCGGGAGTACATACTCTTGTGTTTCTGGTTTTAGTTTAAGGAATGCATATGATTCTTCTTGGCTGTTGCTGGCACGTTGACGATACTTGATCAATGCCTGATCAATTGCGAGGTTATAATGTTCAGTGTCCAACTCAACGTCAACAATACCATCTGCTAATCGAAGCCTAATGTAGTCGGTTATTTCACCTCTGCGTAACTGTACAGTTTGTTGTTCTGGAGCAATTTTTAAATCGCCAAGATTTCCATCTGGGTCATATTTAATATGTCCGTGTCCAGTTCCAGTAGCAGGAACATAAAGGCTATCGGTCCTTAGTGTTCCGTTAGCAAAAAATGTTGGTGATAAATCTTGTTCAGCCATATTGGTATCCTTGTAAAGTATTTATCAGGATACTACTGTTGCTACAAAGCCTTTAGTAGAAGTATATCTTTGTTGATACGTCCGTTAGCAGGAATACTCACAGCCTTAATATCGTCTAAAAACTTGCGTAACTGTACTTTGCCCGCTTTCATGAAAGACGATAGCACTTGTTCAGGTTTGCGTACCGTTTTACCTATACTTTTAGCTGGATTGAAGCCTAAAACCGTTGTTCCTTTAACGTTTAGGGGGCCAAGTACATCATCAGCTACATACTTAAACATCTTGCGTGTTTTAACATTGTAGACCCAAAGTTCTTGCGCACCTATTATATCAACAGGGTTGATACTAGCAAGTTTGAGATTATTATCTTCCTTCAAGTACTTCATCTTGCTTACTGCTTTTTCCTTGTTGGGCGCACGTTTCACACGAGCTTTTTTGGTTTGCTTCTTAACTTGTCTGTATTGGTCTATGGCTTGATCAAACTTGTCGAAGAAAGCATACATGCGCTTAAAATCTGCGGCCTTGTAGTGCTTGTAGGACTCTGCAAGATCTTCGTCTTGTCCTGCTTGCGCTTCCTTTAGTTCGCTAACATACTGTTCGGCCCATTCTGTGTACTTGCTCAACTGCGCCTGTGGTACATTGTTGGCTTTGAAGTATTCGAATGCTTTTGGATCAACTTTATTGCCGCTGACCAGTTCGTCAACCAAACCATCAAAGTGTGCAAGATTGGCATCAGTTTTTTCTTGTAGTCTGTCTTGTATGGTTTTTACTTGTGCTGGTGCGGTGACTTTTTGTTCAACTACTTCCTCATCTGCATCAATATCAACAATTTTGGATACATATTCAATCCGTTCTTTGATAAACTTGATTGCATCTTCTTTGAGTGGCATGCCACGTTTATGTGCTGTGGCTAGACTACATGCGGTTATTCCCAAATGTCCAGCAGGACTTTTTATAAAAGTATCTATATCAACTTTCTCGTATCCGTTGTCCTGCATCCAACTTACTACATTCTTCTTAAGATCTTTGGTGCTGTAGTGGTAGGCATAATAACGTAAACTGTTATTCATATGATGACTAAAGGTTTTATCGTCCATTGTTAATGCACGTTCTGTATCCCATACTGGCTCAGGACCAGTACCACGCTCATCAAAACCTTTGCCTTTAGTTTTAGTCTTAACTGCCATATTTGAGCTCCTCTAATTTACAAACTATAACGCTATTTTACACTCATTTATCTCTAATGTCAAGCCCCTAATAAAATCAACAACTTACACCAGGTTCTAAATACCGCTAAATACATAGATACTATAGGATTTTATTGTGCCACGATTATCACTCTGGAAAGACGGAAAACACTCAAACGATTACAAATTTATGGATCGCATAATCAGTGAAGAATTCACTGTTGGCGGCACTGGTGTAAACGTACACAAGTATCTAGGCACACAAGAACAGAACACAGTAAAAATAACCAATGCAACTCAGTCTTCAGCTAGTGCAGTATTAGAGTTTGCTAGTACATCAAACATCGGGTTAGGTGAGTTTGTTACAGGCACAGGTATTCCTGCTGATACAAAAGTTATTGCTAAAGATGCAACTTCTGTCACACTAAACAACAGCACAACCATAGCACTACTCAGTGGTAGTACCATAAAGTTCTACGAGAACCCTTCAGAACCAAGTTATACAAACCAAAGCGAAAAGAATATCCAGGACTTGTTCTTTTTAGAGAACAGAGACCGCAAGTATGACACAGACATCTACCCAATGCGTGGTATCTATCAAGTACAAGACACCACATTTGATCTTAGCCAATTTGGCATGTTCTTGCAAACAGGCACACTGTTCATGACATTCCATATTAATGATATGGTAGAAACACTTGGTCGCAAAATGATGAACGGTGATGTATTAGAGTTACAACATTTAATGGACTATTATCCATTGGACAACACACTGCCTGTGGCACTTAAAAGATTCTACGTAGTAAGTGATTGTCAAAATGCTGCCGAAGGGTTTAGTCAAACTTGGTGGCCGCACTTGTGGCGTGTAAAACTTAATCCGTTAACAGACAGTCAAGAGTACAAAGACATACTTGATCAAATCAAAGTCGATGCTCCTGATTGGGATCCAACCAACGGTAACGTAAGTCTTGGTAGTGTACAAAGTACTATAGAAACTTATCAAAATGTAAACAACGCTATTATCAAAGAAGCAGAGAAAGAAGTTCCACTTAGTGGTTATGATATTAGTCACCTTTATATCAAGTCAACAACACCAGATGGTAAGTATCCAGGTGATCCAATTGGTGTAACTGCCGACGGCAACGTAACTGCTGACAGCGACAGTGTAAACACAGACTATGCTATACTAAGTCCGCAGGCTGTGCCAGAAGGATATTTGACCGGATCAGGACTAACACCGAATGGTATGCCAGTGACTGTTGGTATTGCTTTTCCAGATGGACCATCAGTAGGTGACTATGCACTTAGAACAGATTACTTGCCAAACAGACTGTTTAGATACGACGGGAGACGTTGGGTGAAAATTGAAGATAATGTAAGAACAACACTTACACCAGGAGCAGACAATACCACACAACGTAGTGGCTTTGTAAACAACACAGAAACATTCACAAACAATTCAGGTAATGTAACAGTAAGACAAAGTCTTAGTGATGCATTAAAGGCTAAGGCAGATAATTAATGGCTCAACAATTTTTTTACGACGGACAAATACGTAGATTCTTAGTTCAGTTTATGCGAATCCTAAGCGGATTTCAAGTTGAATTTGGCAAGAACGCAGACGGTGTAAAAACACTACAAACCGTTCCTATATACTACGGGGATCAAAGTAGACAGGCTGCTACTATACTGCGTAACAACAGTGAAAACGCACTAAACGGTGTGCCAGCCATGAGTGCTTATATAGGTGCGTTAACATATGATCAGTCGCGTATGCAGGACCCCACACATGTAGGAAAAATTAATTTACGTGAAAGGCACTACGATGCTGAAACCGGAACATACACAGATCAGCAAGGTGATAGTTATACTGTTGAAAGACTAATGCCTGTTCCTTATAAGTTACAGGTTAAATTGGATATTTGGACCAGCAACACCGAACAAAAAATGCAGATAGTTGAACAGATTGCAACACTGTTTAACCCAAGTTTTGAAATACAGTCCACAGACAACTATGTAGACTGGACAAGTTTAACATTTGTGCAACTCAGCGACATGCTATGGAGCTCAAGGACTGTGCCAATGAACGCAGAAGAAAGTATAGATATAGCATCGCTCACATTCGAAATGCCAATTTGGATTAGCAGTCCTGCTAAGGTTAAGCGCCTTGGTGTAATAC